ATCGTTAGTTCTTTAACCTCAATAGTCTCCGCTTCCTTCGGCGGAGTCTTTGGCGGAGCGGGTGTTCCCGTCTCCGGTAACGCCGGGGCGTTTGCATCCGGTTCTGCGGGTTCATTATACGTGCCTCCAACTTGGTCAAGCACTCCTTCGATAAGTTCTCCCGCTTGGTCGGTCAAATCATTCGCCTTGCTGAGGTCTTTCTCGTTTGCCTGACTCAGGACACGTCCCGCCTTCATCGCCGCTTCGAGTTCCGTTATTCTTTTTTCAAATCCTTCGACTTGTTCCTTCGTCATGTCACCCTCCTCCGGCGCTTTTGTCCAAGACCAAGCCTCGGCCTCATCGCCTTTAATAACTGTATCGTCAATCGCTGCCTGTGGTTCCCAAGGCGCTTTCATATCAAACTCTGCATAGTGTTTTTGAAGGTGAGACTTAACTCCCGGTATATCAGTATCGGGAATGTTCACCCCGCCCCTTGCGCCTTGGATTGCGTTCCCGCATCCAATCAAACCTGCCTTAACGAGCAAATGCCCGTCCGCCGTGTGATGTGGTAACTTAAAATCGTTCTTGACTAACTCGGCAGGAGGTTTGTCCGCCTTCCAAGTGCAGATTATATTGAGATCACTGACATCCGCCGCCGCAACTTCGCTTGGTCCACTCCACGTTGCATCATCAGGTGCCTTGCCCGTCTTGGAATACGGAATCACGCCCTTTGTTTTCATAGGACAGCCGTCCTCCTCCGTGCAATACCGAGTCATCTCAGTGAGGAACAACTTGATTATCTTTGTGTCAATGTCAAACTCCTTACTGCGTTGCATCAACGCCTGTGGGTTTGCTGGCACCGGCACGGCAGAGAACTCGAGTAGTTCCCAAGATAAGAACTTCGTCCCGTCAGTGACTTGAATTATAACTCCTTTGCCGTCCTCGATCTTGCGTTCGAGTTCCTCCCATTCCTGAGGATCGAACCCGATTGAGACTGCGTTGAGGAATCCGGTCAGATACATTCTCCTGACCATCGAACCGCGCAGTCCTGCGTATGAATTATGATAGTTGTCGTCAGGTTGGAATACAACTGCCGCTTGAATCGCGTCCTGTTCGACAGGTTGGCCGTCTTTGCTCACTGACTTGATTCTATTCGACCACATCTCGACGCTCTTGCCGATAGGCAGTTCATCGTATTTGTGCGCCCATTGCATCACTGCGTTGTTCTTGTAATTGCCGACCATTATGCCGCTCGGCATAACTACGTCGCCCTCTCTGTCAACAACGTCCGTTGTTATCGTGAAAATCAAAGGTGCGTTCGGGTCATCTATGTCGCCATCGACGACCGGCTTATCGACCTTGAAAATCTTTTCGATTAACTTGCCTTGCTTAACTTCTTTTGCGAGTGTCATTTAATCACGCCATACAGATTGAATAAGACAAACAAAACCTCTAAGAAAATCAATGTCACCACGAACTCAAGATATGAGAACTGCATTTTTATATCACCTCACCAAAATATCGGTTCCTTTAAGATAGTGGAGTCGAAGGGACTCGAACCCTTGGCCCTCTCGTTGCAAACGAGATGTGATTCCGCTTCACCACGACCCCTATAATCAACGGAATACGTGCCTTTGAATTGATAGGTCAAATTCATCTTATCGCCTCAGTCTAATGACGGAGCCCCGCCCCATTACGACGCGCCGTCCCTTGACCTGTCGCGCTCTTTGTTTTGCCTTTCGAGACTCGTCGGACATTAGGACAGCGGGAGCGTTGGAAGCGGGCTCCTCTTGTGGTGTTGTTTGTTCATCGGGATTTGCAACCGGAGACTCAGGCGCGGCAGGTTCCTCGTCTTGTTCGAGAGGAACTTCTTGCAATGCCATCGGTCGCTCAAAGACCTCGCCTTTACCGTCGGGAAGTGGATCTTCTCCGGCCCGTGCACGTATCTCATCAACTAAGAATGCCCAAGGCGCGGCCTGCATAACGGCGAGTTGAAACTCCTTGTCTTCTTGAACTGGCGAGATAAAGTCAATCTCGACCAATCCTGTGTCGTCAAACTTAGGAACTAACTGTTTCTGAAACGCCTCACGCATCTGAGTAAGGATCGGCGTGAGTGTGTATTTGGCAAAGAACATATCGGCGGCTTCAATCGTCGCCCTGTTTGAGTTCTGCAATATGCCAATGATCTCAGGCGGGATTCCGAACACCTGAATAATGCTGTCTCGTTCATACTTGCGCAGTTCAATGAACTGCATTGACTGAAAGTCTTGTTTGAACTCGCGCACATCGACAACTTCACTCATGAAGTGCGGTTTGAACGCATTCCAAAAGCCACTCTGTTTAGTGACCCATTCCTCTTCAATCCGCTTTGTCTTCTCGGGATTGAGTCCTTTGCCTGTGATTAGGATATCGGGTCGTGCCTGATGTTCAAAGAACGCACGAATAGTTTTCGCTGCTTCTGAATCAGTTGAGAGTTCATCATCCAATGATGCAGATACTCCCGATCCTCGCGCATAGAGTGATGTTGGATCGGGATCAAGCATCCAAAAGATTTCATCAATGGGGATTGGGAATTGCCCCGTTGGAAGTGATAACATAAAAAAAGGTTCGTCGGGAGTCGGAAGTCGCGTGATCTGTGTCGGAACTATTGGCCATATCTGTAGACCGTCGGGCGTCTTGTCCCAAATTCCGAACGCCTCTCCTGTCGTCTTTAGATGGATAGACCATAAGAACGTGATTGTTTGCCAAGAAAAGAACGGATGCGGTTGGTCAAGGAATATCTCGAGCGGGTGTTTAACGCCCTCAAGTAGATCATTGAGTGGCGTCAGTTGCTCAGTTTCCGGGTCTTCGGTTAAACCCATCCACTCTACACCGGAAACACTTCCTGCGATCTTGGAGATCGCCGCCCTATACCACGGTAGTTCGTTATACGCCTGTAAGAATTGCGGGACGCTACGTTTAACTCCCGCTTGTTGCCGTGTCGCGCCAAGGAACTGTTGAACAATGCCGCCTGTGGATGAACCACCTGACGCACCGACCGGCCCTATTGATCGTGCATCACGCCAAGGTATTCTCTCTGTTGGATTGCGACTTACTCGATTGCGAACTCGAGTGAATAATCCGGTACTTTGCGTGGGCACGGTTCTACTTTATTCTTCATAGCAAATAAGGGATATTAAATCTCATAAGGAATATGCAATTAACTAAAACGCTTTTTCGTTTTCATGACCCTATTGTTTCCTACTGGAAACGCTAAAAAAAGTTGAGGAATCAAGTGCTCCCGAACTGACTCCTCAAGTCGCGGCATGCGCCGTGTGACAATAAAGTCGCGGGATTGACCCGGGCGGACGATCACTCTTGATCCTGACGTCCCTTTGGTTACTTCCGGTTCCGATTGGATACGGGTCGAGTCAATCCCTGCATTAAAGGGAGGAGAACGGGAGTGTCAATCAATAAGGAGGTGAAAAAATGGTCTTATCTCTATCACTCCCGCCCTAAACGAGTCGAGGAATGCCGTAACTCGGCCCGTTATTGTGAATCCTCCGGGTCATCGGTGCAACCTCAGGGATGGCCTCCCCGGATTCATTTAAAGTAAATGTCTTTTGTTAGGTTATATCCTTTTCTTTTCGATGCGGACAATGGTATTCCTCGCCCTCGGCACGACTGAGAATCATCATTCCAAAAGGAACGCCGACGGCGCATCTCTTGTCGACCTGCGTATAGATGGGGCCGACTCGTATGCCATAATATTTAGAACACGTCATACATTCGGTCAACGTCATTTTTCAGCCTAATTTTTCATAACTAAGCGCCATGCTACCTCGTTAACGATTGATTTAAGCAGTCTTTGAGTATCCATAAGCATACTTACTAACGCGCTAGGTGAAAATTCTTTCAACGGAATTTCGTCTAGTATGTGTCGCTCTAATGCGTTTTTCGCCACTTTTTTAGTCATTTTTCACCCCACATTATGCACGACTTGTCTTCTTCACGATGCCACATAATGAAACAGAACTTGCGCTGCTTGGGGTCTTTTGCTAATAACTCGTAACGAACGTGCCGACAATCGCTACAGTAATTCATCTTTCGCCTCCGGCGGATGCATGTAGATCTCACCTTCTACCTTGCACTTGGCGCAGTTCTTGACGCAGGCGCAATAGAACACGGGCACCTTAGAGTCACGGTTCTTTCTAAGGTACCCAAACTTGCAACCTTTGACGAGGTTGTAACAATACGGCGCGTTGCATCGCTTCATAGTCTCTCCACTATCCCGTTAAATAAGGGAGTTTTCCACAGAAGCCACATGAACGTTCCCCATACAATTGCGATAATCGCAAGGGCAAGTAATCCACTGTCAATCATTCTTCTCACCTCCTACTCATTTGTAGACCCCAAGACTATCTACGTCGAGTCTACCTGTTCGTTTGATCTCCGCGACCTTTTCCTCAGTGAGTCCTTTGCCATAGACGAGTATGCCGGGGCGGTTCGTTTCAATGTATCCGTCGGTGCGTGTTGCTTCGCTTTGTTCGTGAATCTGTGCGTCTCGTTCCTCTTTATCACGCAAGCGCCTGACCTTAATCTCACAGAGCAATTCCTCGCGTTGCCAATCGTAATAAATCACGCGGCCCCGGTTCACCTCGCGAATAATCCAATTTAAGATTTCTGTGTCGCTCATAGGTCATCTCCGGTCTCATAGAGAAGTTCTCGGCGTTGATTGAGTCTGCTTGGTGCTGTCATAACTTTTTTACAAAGCCGTTTGCGAATCTTACTCTACTCACCATCAAAAACCCCGGTGTTTTGGTTTTTGAGTAGAGTAGGAATCGGGCAGCTATCGAGAACCGCCTTGCGCATATTGGCGAGTAAGGAATCCATATCGACGGGATATTCCTCGGCGTTGAATTGCACATAGCACGTCATTATCCTGTCCGAGTCGCAACGGTCTTTAGTGGATACCTCAACGTCGATATTGTCCTTGCTCTTTGCACGGGCAATCTGTTCGGCGGGATTCGTGACCGTTATCATTCTTGTTTATCCTCCTTGGTTTGTAATAGAACAAGCAAATCGTTGACGGTAAGTCCTTTCTCCTTTGCCATTTGCTCGATTGCTGCCACTGCGTCACTCTGTTCCGGCGTTTGTGTCGTTCCTCCCTGCTTTGCGGCTTGTTCTAGTAACTCGAGACGTTCTTTCTCGCGTTGTGCTTCCGCTGCCTTCATTGCATCGACGGTTGCCTTGTCCTCCTCGTCGCCTTCGAGAACTCCACGATAGACAAGCGTGATATACTGGTATTCAACTGCAACGGTGAATGCTGTTTGTCCTAATGTCCTTGGTGTTGGCGTTGTTGCGGTGATAAAGAACTTCCAAGGCCCTTTCGGTTTCTTTTCATCCTTTGGTCGCTTCTCTATCTCACCCCAAACGAGCGTATCGAATTGAATCCCTTGTTGATTGCAGAATATCCAAGCTTTTTTCTTGAGGTCTTGAACGATAAAGAACATCGGGCCTTCAGTCTCGAGCGGCCCTGCCTGCGATTCAAAGGAGACTACTGACTCGGGCGGAACCTCGAGTTCTTTTGCCCACGCTTCCTTGCGAGTTAGTGGTTGTTGATTGATCACGGTTCACCTGTTGAAGTCGTTATTTATCTGTGCGATCTTGTCGCGTATCGCGGACCTAACAAACTCGTTACTGTCTTCAAATCCAAGTCCTTTCGCGTTCTCGATTATGTACTCAACGGCGACAATCATCTCTTTGGGAACTAAGATTGTCCACGGTTGCAACGAGGGTGCTTGCTTGTGCATTACTCCGTCATCTGTTATTCTGTCCGCCTTTGGTAACTCCCTCGACGGATCAAACTTCTTTTCATCAGTCATCGTATTCCTCCTTGTCTTTTGAACTATAATGTCGACATTTTCCATACCTGCGATATTCAAGTTCGGCGAAGTCCTTAGGAAACGGACAACACGAACTGTTGGCACAGTGGGGACAAAGTTTCATACTGATGCCACAACTCCCTGCTTTAATTGCATGAGCAGCCTCCACTTGGTTCCGCGACATACTTGCGGACGTCGGGGCGATCTTGTTCTACGCTGCGTTTTGGTCGTTTGAGTCGGTCGGTTCCCGGCTTTGGCGTGAACATTATCGCGCTGCCTCGGTGATTATGTTGCACGGAGAAATTGCCTTGATGTGCCACCCATCCGCCCTTTGAGTATTCGAACGTCATTAAGGGTGACTTGTGCGGGTCGTTGTCTCTGTTCAAGAAATAGACGATTGTGCCAACATGGAACGTCGCGCCGTCGGGGAATTTCTGACGCATCACGCCGTCCTTATCTTTCTCCATGCGCGTGTGTCCCCATGCCGCTTCGAGATTCGGGACTTTGAGCATCGTTGTGAACCATTCATACTTGACGTCGTGTTCCGGGCCGCCATGCGCGTCGGGGGCTTTCTCGGTCTCGCTGTATTCGCCCTTGCTTGTTGTGAGCGGCATTCCGCACGGTTGCGGGCCGTCGTATCCGTTGTTAAGGAGGTGCGTCTCTGTGTGCGAACCATAGTGACTTTTTAGAATGTCGAACGGGAGTGAGAACCCCAAACCAAAAGGCCCGGCATTTGCGACTTCGACCTCGACTTCTATCATCTCCTCGAGGTCTATCTCGTATGACATTATGTCGCCGTAAAACCTATCGTTGAACGGGTGAGGCACGTAGTCCGTTCGAAACAACGCACAACGCACGTCCGCCGTCTTGAGGTCAAACTTGAACTCCCGCTTATTGTGGTCGAAACAGTTGTTGAACTCCTCATACATCACGTCGATACTGCTTGTCATTTTATCACCCTCAATGTGAGGCCCGAAGCGACCCGGTATTCACACGCGGGCAATGTTGGAATGTGCTTCTCCTGACAATCAAGCTTGATTCCTACGTCGTATTTGACCTCGAACTTTGTGCAGGTAAAACACTGCGTATATTTGCCGAGCGGGTCGTCCTCGTCCTTGATGGTATAGTGCGTTTGCGTCTCATTAATAACAAAAGTCGTCATTTCTCCTCCAATCGGTCTTTCTCAAGTCGCCGGTATGCCCGGTTCAACGCCTGTCGTTCGCTGTTCGGCTTGATCCATATCGAGCCGTCATAGTGGTCGAGAACTCTACTCAGAAATACGCTCGGCGTGTCGCTGTTCCTCTTGAGCCGACATACCCTATCGTATATCTTAGGCCCAAGAACGCGCGGCTGCTTATTTGAATCATCTATAAGCCGGTTTATCACGTCGTCCGTTGTCTCGGGCGGAACTCGCAAATGATTGAGCCGTTGTTTTGTGTCGTTCGTAACCCTGACGCTGCTCCAAACGTGCGCCATCACCATTGCTCGCCCTCGCCAAAGTGCTTGACGTTGAGGTGCTTCATGCGCTCATAGTCGAGTATATCCTCGGCCCCTCGAGCGAGCAGGATTTGACAGGCCATAGAAAAGCTGCTTATGCCGTTGCGTTCTTGGAATCGCTCTATCGGTTGCCTGACGTCGGGCATGAGCCATAGTGACGTTTGTCGCCATCCGAGCGCCTTCATGTCCTTATTATATCGCGCCAATTGGAATCCCTTTTCTTTCTTTTGCATCACCTCACCCCCTTAACTGCCATGTTCCTCGCCCTGACTTGCTTGTTTGTGCTAAACTCGCCGTGTATGACGCCCTTCTTGTCGCCCTTTACCTCGCACTTGTCGAGGTCGAGTTCAAGCGTTGAGCCATCGGGGTATGTCCAAACGAGTTTCGCCTTGGCGCTGTCGCCTACTGTCATCTGTGCATCACCATATCGCAGCCAGCGCCCGCGCAGTCAATAAGACGACGGCGATTGCGAGAATATAGTATGCCGCTTTTTGCATTTCTGTCATAGTCGTTCACCTACTGCTCTAATCATCTAATCACCTCTTTACTTGGTGCGGGATTGTCCCATCCTTCATCGTGCATAAAGTTGGGATGTTCGACCCAATTCTCGCCGCCGTTCGTGTCAGTGTTTATTAGGAGTTTTGGCTTTGCTTTGTGTGCCATCGTTTCAGCGAGATAGAACGCAAACGCACCCTCGCGTTCCTTGTCGTTTGCGTTGTTGAGATAGAACCCGCCAATCTCCGGCGGGACTCCAAACGCTTTCAAGCTTGGCGGAGGCGATATGCTCGGCTTTGTGCGTCCTGTCGGCGGCTTTGATTCGTGCGCCTTCGCCCACGCTTGCCAATGATAATCTTGAAACAAAAGGTCGGACGGCTTGGAATAGCGCCGCCCGTAAAGTAGTCTCTTGAGTAATTTCTCGATTGAGTGGAGTTCTAAGAACGGCCTCCATCCGCCTATTTTGAACTCGGGGTCGAGCATTGCTTACTCCGGCGGGCCGCCTGTCGTGCTTGGCTTCAAGAATGCCGGTTTAAATTCCGAGACTTTGTTTGACGGGTCTCGCCGTATCGCCGCGTCGAGGAGGTCAAGAGCGAACGCTTTGCCTTCCTCCACCGTCTCAAACGGAATCACATCGTCGTCTTGAACGCTAACACTCACGCCGTATATGCTTATTGAGATTTGCATATTTACCCCGTATTGTTCTGTATAATCACGGTCGGGTTCATCGCCTGTGCTTCGGCTTTGCCACCGGGGACGTAGCCCATGATCCGTACAAGGTGCGTTTCATTCGTTACTACCCACATATCAGTAAGCATCCCTTTGAGGAGATATGCATGCGGTAAGTAGTAATATCCTTTATCGCCTGTTTTACCCCAACTGTTCTTGAGTTTGAACGCTCCTACTGTCTTTGATCCATCATTAGAGTTTGTGATCTCCATATTCGGATAGTCACCACAGACTTCTATCGCGTGTCCTCCTGCGATCTTCTCTCCTTTAGACGGGAACGGGAACATTCCTCCGTTGTCCTGCGCTTGACTGTAACTCGTATAGACTGTGAATCCTGCCATTATCGGAAGGTTTGCTGTTGACAAGACGCCTCGCATATCTGAGTAGATCTGAGCGAGCGGTTTGTGCGCCGTATCGAGTTGATAGAACCCGGACGCTTCTGTTTTGGTCGCGAGTGATTTTACTGCGGCGCTTGGTTCTTTGTTGAGGTTTGCTTTGGTGTATTTCCACTTGGATGTAGGCGGAACGCCTTGTTTGTGAACAACGTTTGCGACTGCTCGTAGGGTTGCGCCGCCATCGCCAGTTATTCCTAATGCGTCGCGTGCTTCCTTGTAAATGAACATCGCGGATTCATCGGTAAAAGTCTTAAGATAGTTCTTCTCCCAATATTCAAAGACTGATTTACAGGCGAATCCTGTGCATGCACCGAATCCATTTTGATCGTAGATCGGTGTATCATTCGCGGATATATCGATTACGTCTCCCGCACCAATGGCCGGAGATAACGATGGAAATGGTATATCTCGCCAATCTGGGCGCTGCTTTAGCCAGCCAAACTTAACAGGGTAATCTTTTGTCATATTAACCTCTATGCGGACATTCTCCATAAATGCCCTTTGCCATATTGCAATTCCAACAAAGAATCTGAAAACCGTCAGGAAAATCATTCTTAATCAACCAATTGTGCATAATCGCACCTCCTCCTGAGCCCGGCAATTGCTTCCTGTGCTCTTTACCATCGCCGTTGATATGGTCAACGGTTAAGAATTTTGGTTCTGTTTCGTCACAACAAACGCACCGACCTCCATAGTGATTGAGTACTATCTCTTTGTTCTGTGCGTTTTTACGGTTCTCTCGCGCTCTTTGCTTTGCTTTCTCTTGTTCGTGCCAAACGGGGTCGGCCCTTTTTCTCAAGAGCCATGCCCGTTTAGTTGCGTATCTCTCAGTTTTGTCCCGGCGCTTATCGTATTCCTTAAAATATTCTTTTTGTTTGACCGGGTCTTTGTAAGGCATTTACTCTCCTATGTCCCTACGTTCAACTTTCACTCTCTTGTCGGCTTGCATTCGGCGAACTGCCTTTGCTGCCTCTTCTTTCAAGAAGTTAAGCATCCACGCCTTGAACGCCACGACCGCGTCATCGCTGACTTGGTGCGCTCCTGCGGCAATACATGCATCCCGGAACATTTTGTCACTAATCATTGTTTATCACCTCCAAGTTGCGTATCCCTCTGACCTCATTCATCATCAGGGCTCACCTTCTTTTTAAGATCCTCGATAACGAACTCATACGCGCCTATAAGCACATCGAGTTCACGTATCTGCTGCATTTGCTTGTCGAAAACATAATTCTTGACGGGCGCATACATTCGACGAGTCTCGGCGTATTCTAAGAGTTGCCGGTAAAGAACGGTTATCGCTGACCTAACCTTTACCTCTCGAAATGCGTTCTCAATCACAGCCCCAAAACTGAGAAGGTTTGCTTTAACTTGGTCTACGCCTTCAAGGAATAATTCTAGTTCATCTCCCGCTTTGGGTGCGCCATACCAAAAGTCGTTTATGTCAGTTTCATCGGTCATTTTTCTCACCTTCCGGGAACGAACATTGTATCCCAAACATCATGCTCCAAATGTGCCATTCACATTCTACGCATTCTTTCATCGGACGTTCTCTCCCGGTTTCATAACATCGTTTAACAAAGATCGTGATATCCTTCGGTTCTCCGATTAGGAGGCAGTCTCTAATATCGACCATGCTTCCAATACTTTTTTTGGAGGAGAGACTATTACGTTTACTTCGCTGCGGGTATTACCGTAAACGTCGCGGTGATTGATAGTCCCGTTCCCGCTGCGTCCAACGTGACTGTATGCGAGCCTATACTGAGGTTCGCAGTGTCCGCTCCCCATGAGACGTATGCTTGCGTCGGTGTGCCTGTGTAAACAAGTTGCCCGTCGACATACCATTTGGGTGTATAAAAGGCTCCTAATCCGCTCGCCGGATGGTCGTTATAGTATGCCATGAAGTCGGCGTATCCGCCTTGCATAACTCCTGATTGCGGAGGCATGTCAGACGTCCACGTTAAGGTCGGTGCTTGTTTAGGCGTCGCGGTCGGTGCTGGATTTGACCACGTCGTCGTTGCTGACGCTAATGTTACGCCGTTGTCAACGAGAGTCATTCCGCCGGAGCCGCTACCGTGAACGGTAAATATTACGCCCTCAAAAGTGTACGTGTATTTTCCATTCCCTAATGATTGCATCGGTATTGTCTGCGCGTGTGCCGTGCTTCCGATTGCTACGGTGGGGTTAGACTGCCAATTCGAGACGGTTGCCGTAACAACTGTGCCGTTAGCGAAAACATATGAGCTTTGACCAAATGATCCCGTTACAGGCGCATTAGGCGTTGTCGGAGTCGTCGGCGTATACGGCACAGGCGTCGCCATCGCGGGCGTTGGCTTGACTGTCGTCTTTGTTGCAGGTTTGACAACGGCCTTCGTCGTCTTGACCGCTGCCTTCGTCGTGTTATTTGTATGTACCGTCGACGTTACTGTCGGGACTGCGTTGTTGCTCGGACTTGTACATCCGCACATTGCGACGACGACGCCCGCGAGGACGCACAGCGTCAGAAATTTCATGGCATTTTTCATAATGTTTCTCCCCCTTCCTGCCGATCAAGCAACTGATTGATAATCTCATCATACGTTTGACCTTTCCCACCGTATGCGATCAATCGCTCTCGGGTTTTAACTTTAACTTGTATCATCGTCTTGTCTGTTTTAGTTGACATAACAATGTATAATACAACATAATACTATTAGTAGTTTCCCATAGGAAACGTTAGAACTGCCTTAGGTCTGATAGGCATTTCTCAAGATTGAGCACACCATTGGCCTCTTTTTTGAGTTGCGGATATTTGCCCGGTAAATCTGCGGGGTCAATTGATTTTTTGCCCGTTTCAAAAGCATACTCGACATGCGACCACGGGATTAAAAAAATGTCGTTCGGGAACGGCCCCCTGCCTTGGCGGATCTCTGCCGCCATGATTCCGAACCGCTGCGTTTTATTTACAAAGTCGGAGATCGTTTCGACTTGGTTCCTCCCTGAAATCCTTTGCCACGACGAGAAGTAAAACTTCTTTGTCTTTTTAGGGTCTATTGATTTACACTCTATGGCAAGATAAAACCCGGGAGAGCGAGAGTCTACAAGGACGTCTATAAACTGCGTATTCCATCGGCTTTGTTTGAGCCGATACGCGAATCCGGGACGGGACAACGGAGTGAAATAGTCCTCGTTAATCAGCTTGACGACTCGCCCCTCAAACGGGCTATATCCTGCCATCAGTCCGCCTGACTCATATTCCTTAGAGGAATAATCGGGCCGAGTTTTGCCCCGTTGATTGCTTTGACTTGCTGTTCGAGGGCTTCTATGCGGGATTTGTGGTCGTTGATTATGTCGGCGTCGTGTTCTTGTGCGCTGATAAGCGACTCGATTGTCTTTTTCTGTGCTCTGACTTTGCCCTCGAGCATCTCAAACTTGCGATGCTTGAATACCGAATCGTATTTGTCCTCCTCTCGCATATCCACCAACTCGGCGTTTGGATATTCGGGAACGCCGTTCATTCGAGGCCTTTCTCTATTCTCCCGAGGCATTGTAGACAAGAGTCACACAGCCATCGGCCTTCAAAAAGGTGAATCCCATCCATATCGGGGTCTTCTAATCCCTTGCATTCCGCAAGTGGTGTTTTGCAATCGTCGCATCCCTGCGGAACTGGCATTTTCTTATAACCCGCAAAGACAGGATCGTCTACTATATTGCACTCCGTATTCTCATCACTCGGCTTATTCTCATTAATCATTTAGTCCTCCTTGTTTTATTCAAACAACAAACAACAGGCGCAATTAATGACGTTCGCGCCGCTGCCGTTTGCATCGTCACCGGGACAGTCAAGTTGTTCATCCATCACGTCGAATGGCGAGTCTTGATCCCTATGTTGGTCATCCGCGTCTACGTGCCACGCACGCACGTTCGTCTCTCCGGTTGTTGCCCAAACCTTTTGAAGGTCGGGCGCTGCGAATAGTGCGTCATTGAGCGTGGAGAAATTCATTGAACTGTTTACCTCTGTGCGTGCGATCGTTTCTCCTCGACCGGGCCATGATCCCTTCAGGATATTGTCAACTGCCTGACCGATCGTAGAATTTCCATCTCCATTCGCAACTCCGTCGGCTATTGTCTTGCGAACTGTCGCTTCGGTTTGGTCCGTTATCCCTGCGATCTTTCCTTGGAATGAGGTGGATATCTTTTTCTTAACTGTGTCAATCCACGCCTGTTGAGATGCATCCTCGGCAGGGTCCTTAACCACGACGGTATAATACAACTTGCCGCCGGTCAAGTAGTCGTGCATGTAGGTTATTGTCGCTTTTCCGGTCTCTAACCATACTGTTTTTGTAGCATCCATCCATCCGGGTCTTGCCGGGCCTTTAAAGTAGGAATTGATGCGTTTAGTTGCCTCATCAGGAGTGGATGTATCGGCAAAGATGGCTCTCACCTGCGAACGGTCTTTATCGAACGGTTTCTTAAACTGTGTCCGTCCGAAGTTTGTCCATTCGTCGCGGTGTGCGCCTATCATTAGCGCATAACGATGGCGCTTATCATCTTCCTTGGTCATCCGTTGTTCACCTTATGAACAAGATTGCCAAGAGTGCAACTACAAGGGCCGACCACGCTATTAGGTCGAACTTGCAGTGACATGCTACCCAATGAATGAATACACCTCCTCAAAAGGGTCGCCATCCTCTTACAAACGCTCCAACTGCAACCCCTGATAACCAAATCAACAATAACATTAAGAGTGCCTTCCACATAGGGAACTCGTTCGGGTCCCTCTCAATCGGATCATTCCATTCGTCTATTCGTTCGGCCATGTTCTCACCATCCTTGTCGCCAATCCAATCATATTCTCTGTCTTGATCAGGCATTCAAAAACTCCTCCGCCGTTTTGTTAAACTTGCGGGTATTACAATCTGCGCATGATAGCGCGATATTCTCAATATAGTTTGAACCGCCTCGCGAAATTGGTATTTTGTGATCGATATGGATTTGTTTATCAAAGGAAGCATAGAGCAATTCGCCACAATAGAGACAGCGCCCGTTTTGTTTCTCAAAGAGGGCGCTAAGTTCCTCATGGGTATATGTGCCGCCGTTGCCTGCTGTGCGGGCGCGGCGATTGTGATACCACAACCTTCGTTTTTCAGGATTGGCTTGAGCATATTTCTTTCGACTTTCTTTTACCTTTTCAGGATTCTGCTCTATATACCTGCGACAGACTTCGACCCTGTTTGGGAGTCGATAACCTGGGTGGGTCGCCCACCATTTGCGACTGTTTCTTTTCGCTTTGTCGGGATTTGCGGCTCGCCATTTACGTGCGTATTCGCGATTATACTCCTTACGGCTTTTTTCGCTCATTGAGGTTCCTCATAAATTCCTTCTGTGCCATCATCTCTCTATCAAACTCCCGTATATAGTCCCTATCGTCTTGTTCTTGCATTCTCACACCAACCTCGCCCCGACGTGATATGATTAATTGCCGACCTACTCACGTCATAAATGCGGGCGAGCGCATATTGTGATAACCCCATAGAATATTGCTTACGAATCTGTGCAACCCGTTCCCATGTAAGTTTTGCACTCCAATTCTTTTCTCCGTGATGATCCGGCGGCCCTGTGATCCGACCTTTGTTCATTGCATCAAGGATGTTATCTCGTTGCGTCCCAAGAAATAAGTGCGCGGGATTGACGCAACGAGGATTGTCGCAATGATGGTTTACTTGCATGCCTGCCGGGATTTCACCAACAAATGCTCGATAAAAAAATCTGTGTGCGTATTCTTTTTTGCGTGTTCCTCGATCCCATAATCGGCCATACCCATTCGGTGCGATAAAGCCGTCAAAGTTCCAACAATGTGTCATGTTCCCTCACCAAATAAGCGGCGCATTTGCCGCTCCAAAGTCTTCTGCTATCCATGCAGCCAAACCGATTGCGCTCGCAATGTCGTCATGCTGACCTATCTTGAGTGCGCCGTATTGGTCGTGCCCTTCTTGCGTGATCTTCAGTTGATAGTTGTCCAGCTCATCTTTAAGTTCCTCAAATGCTTTTCTATCGTCCGCTGCAACCCATAGTCGGCGAGATTCCATTAGTGCAATCAGCGTTGAGACCATTTGTTCTTTAGGCAAATTGACGCTTCGCGCATCGACCCATCTCGGACGCAATCCGCCGGTCAACGAGACGCGATAAATATCTGCGTTCGGGATCAACTCAACGACTTGATCTGTGACTGCCGTTCCGACTCCGCCCTCATCAACAACGATGTGTATATAGTCGGCGTCAAAGTCAGGAGAGTTTACAAGTTGCCCGTATGTCTTCTTGAGCAACCTAGCAATCTTTGGATATGGCGTGTCAAGTGGGATTCGTGCGATTCGTGAAACATCATAAACGAACTTGCCGCCGTGTTCCTCGGGATCGGTCGGTAGAAAAGGTTCAAGAAATACCATCGCGGTATAGTCGCTTTTCTTGCCGAGGTCAAGTCCAACATAGATCGACCTGTTATACGCGCCATATTCCGTGACGCGCCATTCATCGGAACGGTCTTTCTGCTCGGCATCGCGCGCGAGTCGTCGGGCCGCATTCTGCTCATCGTAGAGGGTTTGTATGGTGTAGTCGTCTCCGGGAAACCAACCAAGGTGAGGACTCATACTTTCATCTCGAAAAACGGGCAATCATCAAGCTTGTTAATCACTTTGTTCTTTCTACAACGGTACAGGAACTTGCCACTGTCATCGGTGCGCATCGTCAGGTTTTTGCAACCCAAGCATTGAATAATCGCCACTATGATGCACTTCCCCTAACTCGTTCCCATAACGGACAATCGGGTAAGAATTTCAACGCCTGTTTGCTGCACATGAATGTTCCCGGTTCAGGCGCCGGTAATAAGTTCTGACAAGAAATACAGTCGTGTTCAGAGAGTTCCGAAGCTGTTTCGGTCATACAATACCTCCTGTTAAAATGCGTGCTATGACGCGGTTACTAAACAAACTGCAACATCCAAGATCATCGGTTTGCTTGCCGATAGTGCATTCCTCATCTTTAAATGAATTACATAGCCTACAATGCTGTTTGTTTGCTTTCATAAGTC